AACTTCTATTCGCCGTTCTCTCTCTCCTACACTATCACAAACACTTCGATCACAGTCCAAAACACACAGCTGGTTGATGGCGAAAACTACCTCACAATTCCAGGCACTAATGGTATCATAGGGGCATCTTTCTCATTTTATAATGTAACGTATAACGTCCCAGTCCTCGCAGTGTCTCCATCTCCTATATCCGTAACATATAACGAAACGACACTAACTTTTACAGTAATTTCCCCATCTCAGTCATTCGTAATCTCTCCTTTCGGAGTACCAGAACAGAATTATCAGTCCCTCACTGGTGGAGTAGTGATACTCCCTCAATCTGAAAAAGTGACTTTCTACGCTAATTATCAACCTAACTTGGTATCATCTTCTACCGTATCATCATCACCACCAACGACCACCACCACTACAACCACAACTACCACCACAACCACCATTAACCCTAATCAAGCAAGTGTTATAATCAATGGTAGTGTTTATCTTACAGCACCTTGGTTGGTTCATTATTCCATACCCTCTTCAAACAGCAGTGTGACAGCGTACTTAATTTATAATTATTCTATAAATAAACCTGAGTTGGTGCTTTCGTCGCCGACAAACGTTAATGTGAACGTCACATTTACTGCATCTAACGGCACAGTACTGTCATCTGAAAGCGTTACATCTCCAAATACGGTAACGTTACCAATGACTACTGGAAATGTTACAGTGAAGACTACGAATTCTACTGTTACCATACCCCTCACTTATCAGCGGTTTGCTGTCGTTTCCCTGACTAATGCAATTGCGAATTCACCTTTCCTAGGAGCTACTGCAATTGCTATACTATTCTTTGTATCGTTCTTCATCGGTTTCGTGTTCAGGACAATTCCGAACAGTATGGCACTAGGGGCTGTTGTTTACATTACTGCAGTAGCACCTTTCCTCCTTGCCATAGGTTTCCCGATGTCTATAGTGTTGCTAACAGTTGTGCTTGCAGTCGTTGCTCTGATTTATTCCATCTGGGCATTGCGTGTGGTGAACGTTGGTTGATGAACGTCGGGAGTTAGCCATGTTCTGTCTAACTGGTTTGGCTGAAACTGTCCCTATTCAACCCCAATTGACGTGCCAAATGCTTAGAAATGCATCCGAAAAGTTTTTTAACCACTAGCTCAAACATATGTTTGAGACCAAAAATGGTGGATGAGTATTTCCCAAGAAAAGGAGACGTCCTAGGTGGAGCAAGACGTGCGTTGAAGGCGATACTAGAAGGGAAAGTAACAAAATACCCAACAATAACGTTAAAGCTAGCAGGAATTGAGGCTAACGCAACCAGAGATGGATACCCACAAGTAAAAGAAATTCTTCATAAAGTAGTAGAAGAAATAAGGTCTGCAGTAGATAATGCTGGGTTGAAGAAGAGAGGTATGGGGTTCCAGGACGTTGAAATTCCACCAGAAGTCCAACAGCAATATCTCCCTGTAGTGCAAGAAGCATACAACTTGTTATCGGGCATGAATGCACGGCAGATGGTTTCCGAATACTAAGCTATAACTTTTTTTAAAATCTTATTTCCCAAGTAGATTACATGAAACTTTCTGAAAAGTTAGGTTCTATTCTTTCGAACGGCGATGCGAATTCTATTTTATATGCGTTTGCTGATCTTACGACATTTTTAGAACAACAAGTTAGTGAACTTGATGTGGCTGAGAATAATATAATTTTTAATGAGTTGAGACGAGTAGCGGAGACTGTACTTCAAAATTATATAAAGCTTGGGTTTGACCTTGGGGATGTCAAGAACACAAGGGAATTGTTGGTAAAGGTTAATGATATTATCAATTCAAACGTTGATGACATTCTACAATTAGAACTTCGACCTACCGCATACGGTGTTGAACAGGAAATCAACATGTTAAAGATATCTATATTAAAGGAAATTATAACGCAATTTGCTAACGTGTTCGGATTGACGAAAGAACCTATAGCCGTACCGTTACTTTATTCTGGTGGAGAAAGAAACGATGAAGAAGCTAGAAGGATAAGGGAATTATTCGAAAAGGAAAAAATTATTTTTAGCCCTTGACTAGACTAAATTGCTATATATCTTGCCCGGATAAGATTGACCTAAAACAGATGGTACAGCTGGTATAATTCCAGAAGTTTGCACCAGGTTACTTAATTTCGACGCACTTTGGCTTGCAGGTGCTAATCCATTACTAGCAAGAGTATTATATACTTGCAGTAGCATTGATAGTTTTTGAGTGTTTACTTGTTCCTGCTTATGGTTACTTATTTTATAATATGCGTCCCTAATATCACTAAGTAAACGTTCAAGTACAGTAGATAATGGCGTTCCATCTGGTATGTCATATATTTGGTACAATTGAGTAACAGCACTAACTACTGGAAGTATCTCTGGGGGTATTTCTGATATTTCTGATTGAAGCGAACTTATGTCGCCTGCCTGTATCTGAGCGAGCACTTGTCCCTGAGATATTGTAGTGGGAGATGTGGATGATGTTGGAGATGTGGTAGAACTCGGAGTCGGGGATGTAGTAGGAGACGAAGACGACACAGATGTTGGAGTACTAGATGATGACGATGAAGGAGTAGAAGTCTGGGTCGTAGCCACGGTTGTTGTTCCTCCTGATGATCCTGATGACGGGGGTGGTGTTGGTATTACATTCGATGTGTGTGTGCTTATCCACCCGTACGATCCTGGTGGGAGAGGCCCTGATGTCTCAGCTCCCTGTGAGCTAGCTCCCTGTGAGCTAGACGGTGTAGATGTTTGAGTTCTAGTTGATGACGATTTGCTCTGTGAGCTAGTTGATGACGATGAAGTAGAGCTATTCCTCTGTGAGCTAGCACTTTTCATAGTATTAATTGCATTATTAAGTAGTCGTGTATAAATAGAAGCTATAGTACCAGCCTCTGGTGTGCTATAACTAGGTAATTGTAAACTTTGTAATTCCTCAACTGTCAATGTATCGTTAGTTAGCGACTCGTATATTTGATTTAAATTATTATACACTTGCTGATACGCAGATACTCCTTCGAAAGTTGTTGAAGTTTCATTTTCAAATTGTATAGCGTTTTGTAACATTTTGTTAATTTGCTGAAGAGTTGACGATACGTTAGATAAAGCAGATGGCGATAGTGGTTTCCCAGAAGCGTACTCAGAAATTAGTGAGTTCAACGCTTGAAATACATTTATAATGTCAGTGTTCATGTTTTGTAGAATGTTGTCATAGAGAATTTCTTTTAGTGTGGCAACTGGTGGTAAAGAGTTTGAATATATATTATTTTGAGTAATGTATATTGTTTGGGTAGGAGAAAAAAGTTGTATATTACCCGTACCTACACCAGGTACTTGTACTGTGAGACTATCGGATAGCGATGATATCATAGATGAAATGTCGACGTATTGATATTGTGATAGCGTATATGTTTGCGAGTTCCCATTAGTATTATCAGTTACTGTAACAGTGACGGTGCCTGGATACAAGTTTAGTAAGTACACTTCCATTTTAGCTCAGTAAAACATATGTTTGAGATGAATATAAGTTTTTTCTCTTCTCTTGGGAAGGCGTCTTGTCCTCAGAGGTTTAGCCTTTTGAAGATGAAGCCTAATATTACGGCACCGATACTGAAGGGTAGTACTATATAGTTAGCGAAGAGCAGACCTATAGAGAGTGTAGCGAAACTAAGAAACAATGTTGAAGACCACAGTTGAGAAGAATAACGATAAGATGCTACAGCTATTGCTAGAAAACTATAGTATGTTATAATTCCTATTAGTTGGTTATTTGTCGAATGTATACTAGTTGTAAATGAAGATCCGCTACTACCGTTATACTTTACATTGGTTGTATTAGTAACATTCAATGATGCAACCTGGACTGGTTTCACTGGTAGCGGTGATGTGGAAATTGTTATCGACCTAGAGGATTCCGATACTGTAACAACTACTTGTAAATTCGTTGGCAAGTTTGTTGGGTAATAGTTACTGGATATGAGAAGTTGGGATTGTATGTTCCCATACTGTACAACAAGGTTATACCCAGTGAAGCCTACTAGTGTTAGAGACGACGAATTTGTTAGCTTAGTTTGGTAGACTGTATTATTGTTATTGACTATTGCGTCTCCCGGAGCTGTCGTCAAACTGAGCACGGAAGACTGTAATGCTGTAGGCAAACCTGTTGCAACTGATACGATACCTGTAGTTTCATAATACAGACCGGAAGACAGTGTTGTACCGATACTTGATACAGATAGCGGTATTGTGCCATTATAATTAATATAAGGAACTATACCAGTTGACGCGACCGGGTTTGGCATAGGCGTTATGAACGTGTAAAAAGAACCTGGGTAATAATAGAAACCTATGAGATAGAATATATTGCCTATGTCTGCATAGCCAACTCCAACATCAGCTGGGAATTGCGGATTCTTTACCAGCTTTGTAACAGCTGTTTGAGAGTTATATACATATACGCCTGTCGTATTTACTATCAGCCCAGCTTTGTGCAAAAAGTCAGTAAACCCAACAAGCATGTTGTAATTGACTTGTGTGTTTGTTAACGACGGCTGGATCGATATCCCTACCACATTCCGTCCATAAATTTTAAGATCAACTAAACTCACGCCTCCTACTGTGTTTACCGTGTTCCCGCTCGCGGTAACAGAATATGTGGAGCCGTTTGTATACTTGATTGAAATTGTACTACCCACTGGTATATCTTCGAAGGATATGTAATTGGAAGACGAGTTATAAGGTAAAATATACATGTCTACATGGTTTAGGTCAAGTTTCAGATTGCTGGCTTGCACTGGTAAGGAGTACCATTTGCTATCGTTATACACTAGGATATTAGAACCGTTAAGTAACGTTGGGTTAAAGAAGTATACTGGGTCTTCTAACAGGACGGAATTAGAACCGTAGGATGCACTTTGAGATACGGCAAAAGTATCGTTAAACGTAATGGATTGCGGGGCTACAGTTTGCGGTGCTAAATATTGAGTAGAAGGGTACTGTAAAAGCACTGACGACCCAAACACCAATCCGTACATAGATGATTGTGGCAAAGCGACTTTGGCAACTTCTTCGTTCGGCATGCCTGCCACCTGGGCGTTATATGTAAATTGTGTATTTGAAATTGTGAATTGTGTGCTTTTAACGTAACCGTCGGAAGCCATAACCCAGGTCGTAGACCCGAAAGGAAACGCGGTATACGAAGGTATTGTCTGTAAGTTGGAATATGAGAAAAGGCTTAGCGTAACTATGCTACCTGAAGGAATTGAGCCAGTATATATCAATTCAGGTGGCGTTAGAACAGCTGAAGATTGAAAGGTGTAAAGCATAACTGCAGATGTATAACGCAACGCAGTCGTTGTAAAAGTTACAAGGCTATTTTGCCCGTTTAGCACCAATGACCCTCCAAGTAACGAAACACCGGAAACATTGAAGATAGAGGTGTTGAGATAATAGAACTGAGTGAAAAAACTAAACACACCAGTGGTTACGGCACTAGCTTGAGTATTTCCCCCGTAAACGAAATAATAAGTTTGTGATGAAGGAGCTGGCTCGTACCATACCAGCAACGGTGGTGTTGCTGAGAACAAATATGAGTATTCATAATAACCCAATGAGTTTGATACGTAGTAATTTTGACCGAACACTTGGGTTTGTTGTGGGAGTGGAGCAATGTAAATTAGCCCTTGCGAAATGTTTGCGTTTACATTAACTGAGATAGGTACTTCTTGTTGGATAAGACTAGCTTTTGCTGTTAACAGGAAAAATGGTAAGATAAAGAAAAATGCATATAGCAGGATTAGGAATATGGTCTTTCTCTTAACTCTCATCACTACCATAATTAAAACATATGTTTTACATGTTTAAATTTCTGGGGGTTGAGGGGGCGAAAGTCCCCCTCCGCGAGGGCGTGGTAGTTCACACCCATACCCACTTTATACTTGTTATAAATCTTACGATGAACCCAGAAATTATTCCTATGAAATTGATTATGCCAAGTACTAAAGATTGAAGTTTTAAATAAGACGTAAAAAACAAGATTGTCACTATTTCCGAGGCATTACTAAAATGAAACATAATTACAATAATTGAAACTACCACAGCATATTGAATAATTCCTCCACTAGCTGACGACATATGAAATTTAAGTAGCCTTTTCCATGTGTTTCCTATTCTCTTATCTTTAAATGTCCATACATCGTTTAACATAAAATTGAAAATTATTGAAATTTCAATTGCTAATGCTAATGATATCGATATGGATAAAAGCTTGGTAGTAGATAAAAATACTAGTTCATTGACCAAAGTGCCTACCCCTCCTACTATGGCAAATTTCAGTAGTCTCGACATCAATAGATTATCTATATTATAATGATTTTTAACTTTCTGGGGGGTTGAGGGGGTCAGTAATTTTCTAATACGTTAGGTGATGCTGTATATTGCGTGTTAGTAGTGACTTGAACAGATTGATTATTAACTAATTTTGGCAAAACTTGTGCAAGCTGTAGGTATACCTGTAACGATTTTACTATCTCTGGTTCGACGCCATACATGGACGCCAGGGAATTTAACACATCTGGTTCAATTTGCTGTGCAATTTGATTTGCCTTAGTTACCAATGCCACAGGATTGTATTGTGTTTGCTGAACTAGGTTTGGTATTTTGTTGTATTGAACTCCAAAATAATTTGCAATTTTTTTAGGTGAAATAGGGGTAAATGACGCGTTAAGGTACTGTGTAGAGATTTGGTTAAGATTGTAATATTGCGAAAGTTGGTCAATTGTATATATTAAGTTTAGTATTTTCGCTATAGCTTCTGCATACGTCGCGAATGAAGAAAGACGCTTATTACTATTATTTTCACTCATTATATATAGCTCTAAAACAGCTGTTTAAAAAGTTTAGTTGACTTCCTCCCCTGGGCGAGGCTCGTCGCTTAGATTGTCATGGCGATCATTTTCTCCAACACGTCCATAGCTTTTCTAAAGTCCATCTCCCTGTACAGTTCGTTCATAGTTTTTTGCATGTCCAACTTCAGCCCGTAAAATGTGTCTACCGTGTACAATATTTTTTTCAAAATGTCTGTGTCAGTTGCAGGCAATTGTGTTATATCAATCCTAGGTAGAAGCTTCAATGTTTGTACTTGTAATAATGAACTATCAAAACTCGTTATTACCACAAAACTAACGTTATCCTCTTCGAGTAGACGCTCTATTAACAGCTGTTTGTTGATGTTGAGATTGCCATGCATATGAATTATACCGACAGGTTTGTTTTCCTGCTTGAGTAATGTAATAATATCATCGCTTCCATACCTCAAGGAAGTGGACTCTTGTAAATCTATAAGGTAAACGGGTCTATTCTCACTTGTAAGAAAATAGCTTGTTACTACTGCAGTCATAGTATATAATGCTCCTTCGCATAACATTTTTACGTTCTTATTTTTGATATCAAAACGCCTGAGTTGGGGCAATTTCGTTATATCTAAAATACTTTCCTTATCTTGTAATTCGAATGGCACAAGTCTCCTCGGGAAGTTACTTTTTGACCTGAGAAAAGAGATAGTCCCAGTCTGTACTATAGTCCTGAACTCAGCTACAGAAATCCCGGTAGCAGATGCATAAAACGATAGTTTCTGCACATCATATTCCTTATCCTCAATTTTGAAAGTTCTTTGTGTAGTTATCTTCCTCGCTATGTACTCGTAAACGGTGTGCGAATAGGGAGGGAAATAAATTTTCCAGGGAAACCTCCTCAGCATTGCGTCGTCCATATCGTTTATTGAAGCGTTAGTAGTTAATGCGAGAATCGAAGGATATTGCGAATCCGCAAATTCCTGCAATTTTTCTAATAATATATTCTTCATATTGTCCTCTACCAATTTTTCAGCTTCGCCCCCTCCACCTCTTTTTAGTAAAAGCCTTTCTCCCTCGTCAAAAACTATGATGGAAGGTTTGTTGGAAAATAGTTGTCTATTTATGAAATCGTTTAGCAATTGGTAAGGTTCACCGACATATTTTGTTAAGAAATCGGTAGGTTGCTTAACAATTGCTTTCAACCCCAGAATCCTTGTAAGTAATTTAGTAGCAATGTATGATTTACCGGTGCCTGGGACGCCGTACAATAGGATGCCTCCGTGCAAAGTTCCTTCACTAAGGTAAGTCGATATAAGCTCCTTCAGTTTATTCCAAACTTCTATTGGTAAAACTAAGAAATCGTCTCCAATATCTATTACGACGTAATTGTCGTCCTTCACTTCTTCCCCATTCTCTCTCTTAAACCTTAGACGGCTTATCTTCGGCAAAGGATGATCAACATAAATGAATTGCGTGTACTGAGACGAGAAGATACAGCTCGGTGGATACGCAAAACGTATGTTTGTTATGTCAGCGTTCACAACGTCACCGTCACGTGGCTTAAATGAACTGGCAACGACTTCGCATATCACAGATCCTCACCCCGTCTTATGAACCCTCGCCCTTTAGGGCGGGGAGCCGTCAGAGATCCTCACCTCCGAGCTTACTTAAAATAATATCCTTGCTTTGTTTCTTTCCTCCTCCTTGCTGTTGCTTCACCTTCTGTAATAATTCGGCAGGATTAGTTACTCTTTTTATATGGAACTGTCTATTCGCTAAAATTATCAAATAACAATCTCTAACTTTTGTATAATTAATGCACGCAAGTATTTTCGTCCCCTCGATTTTCAACGTCTCTATTGATTGTATTTCCTCTATGGGAATAAATGGATCTAATATTGATAAACTTGTCTGCAACCCGCAGTTTTTCACGATACAGTTAAGAATAATTAACCTCGTTTGTTTAGGCAAATCGTCGCGTAGTAATAGTTTTATCAAGGTCTCTGGGTCGCCCTCCTCATCTTTTTCCCCTAAAGCTTCAGAGATTAGTGCGATCATATCAGACGGTGTAAGTTCATGTTGCATCATTTACCACCTTTTAGACAGATTGGAAACTCAGGGTCGAGGTTTATATTATCTATTTTTAGCATTTCCTTTACTTTTGCTCTCGCCTTTTTTATCATACGGTATAGCAAAATATTGTTGTCGGTGCAAACGGCGAGAGCTATATAAAAATCTAACGCAGACGCCAGTAATGCGTCTGTAATGCCTCTAACTTGCTCTGTTGGCACATTGACGCTTACCTTTTTCTCCTCATCTCTAAATGTTATTACATCACCGACCTCATAATACTTGTTCGGCAATTTTAGTGAAAAGCAGTTTACGAAATATTCTGCGACCGGCTCCGGCAAATACGTCCTCACATTAACTTCGTAATATTTCATGGTTTTAACTTGGGTCGTAAGGTATTAAAAAGAGCTAAAGCTTCGAATACACGACTGAAAATAATTCGCTGGCGTCATAATTATTAAATTTATAATATTCATCACAGAGTTCGTCTATTATGGATTGCATACCGGCAGGCACTTCATCATTATATACATGTATGCACGTAACTACTAAGCCATTATTTCTGGCAAAGTTCTTGAAATAATAAAGCGTAGTATCATAATCCGTCTCAAAATCAGATAGTATGAAGATCTGTTTTATGTCCTTTAACCCTGGATAGTTATTATAATATTCCATGAAGTCTCGTAATGCAACCATCATGTTCGTTCCTCCTCCAGGTGTGGTCTGAGCTACTTCGAAAACGTTGTTAACATCCAGAGGCTCCGTTGACGAAGTATCGAAGTATTGCACAAACACCTTCTTACTATTCTTTTCTACTTCCATAGCAGAAGCTAAGGCTACAGCGGAAACGTTTTCAAACGCCGTGTACCCGTTCGGCATAGGAGCTCCCATAGACCCGCTTTTATCTATCATGAAATATAAGTCCCCAACGCCCTCATTTTCTACCGCTCTTTGCAGTAAGGCTCTATTTGTATACCGTTCGAGGAAAATCTCATCTGGTAAAACTAGTTGGCTCTTAAACATATGTTTGACATTATTTCCAGTTGTTATTCCCTTCATCAGCTCTATTTGTATACCGTTCGAGGAAAATTTCATCTGGTAAAACTAGTTGGCTCTTAAACATATGTTTGACATTATTTCCAGTCGTTATTCCCTTCATCACCCCTCCCTGATCTTTAACGCCTCTGTTAGCGTACTGTAAATCAACTTGATTAGCCAAAGCCAAAACCCTGTTAGCTCTCTCTAATAATTCTAAAACTCTAGGATTGATATCCTTTAATATTCCTCCTCCTGAGCCTTTCCCAATAGATAAAGCCGATACGGACTCTTGAAGGCTTTCTTGCAATTCATCTAAAATTCTTGATTCTTCATCTATGCTATTTTCGAGGTCTTCTGTAACATCTTCGATTTCCTGTCCTTCTCCACCTTCTGATTCTTGTTCACTATTTTGACCCTGATTTTCTTCGCTTTCACCTTGCTGTCCCTCTTCTTCTCCGCTTTGACCTTGGTTACCTTCTTCTCCACTCTGTCCTTCTCCCTCTCCTTCACCTTCTTGCGGTTCTCCTTCCTCTCCCTCCTCTTGATTTCCTTCGATTTCACCTTCTTGTCCTTCTCCTGATTCTTGTTCCCCACCCTCTCTTTCTCCTTCCTGCGTTCCCCCTTCTTCTCCGCTTTGACTCTCTTCTTCTCCCTCTTCTCCTTCATTCCCTTCAGTTCCGCTTTGTTTCTCATTTTCCTGCTCGTTACCCTCCTGGCTTTCTTCCCCTTGTTCGCCATTCTGACCTTCTCCGCTTTCTTCTCCACTTTGTTTCTCTTCGTTTTCATTTCCTTGTTCTCCTCCTTGTTCACTTTCCTCTCCTTCCTGTTCCTCACTATTTTGCCCTTCGTTTTCCTGTCCTCCCTCTCCTAATTCCTCTCCTTGTTCCCCTCCACCTTCACCTTCTGATTCCTCTCCTTGTTGCTCCTCACCCTCTTGATTCATGTTTTGTCCTTCTTCTCCGCTTTCTTGCCCTTCTTCTCCTAATCCTAATTCCTCTCCTTGTTCTCCACCTTCTTCTCCGCTTTGACTCTCTTCATTTCCTCTTTCTCCTTCTGATTCCTGTCCTTCTTGGGCATTGCCCTGTTCTCCTTCGTTCCCTTCTCCACTTTGCTGTTCTCCTTCACCTTCTTGTGTCTCCCCTTCTTCTCCCTCCTCTTGGTTACCTTCTTCTCCACTTTGTTGTCCCTCACCTTCTTCTCCTCCTTGTTGTGTTTCTTCTCCTTGGTTTCCTTCTTCACCTTCTTGTTGTTCTCCTTTGTTGGGTCTTTTTCCGCTTTGTTTCTGCTGTTCTTGTTGTTTTTCTCCTTTGTTGGGTCTGTTGCGTCTGAACTTTTTCTCCTGTAATTCCTGTTGTAACATCTGTTTGATAGTGCTGAATGATAAGCCTTGCAAGTTTTTACGTTGTATCAGACGCTGAATATTGTTTAATTTTTCGTTTATGTCCTTTATTCTATCTAAATCGATATTTTTTAAAAAATTATAAACAAAGTAAGCGAGGACTGCTGGGAATTGCAAAAGAAGTTTGTTTTGTTGTGATGCTATCTTGACAAGTTTATATACAGTATCTCTTAAACTATCCATAACGTCTGGTGGAAGTGAAAGATATCCAGACCAACGTACAGAATCATTTATCAGTGTTTCGAAAATAGTGTTTGTTAGTTTAGTTAGTTCTCTCTCATCATCTTCATTATCATGAAAGAAGCTTTGCATGATACTCACTTCGTCACTTGTGCCAGTTGTGAAAGTTCATTTAATGTGTTTGTGAAATCTAGTATCTTACTCTTCGCCCACCTTACAGCAATGTTAAGACGCTTCATTATCACTTCTTTTTGCTCTTGGGCTACCACTGCTTCTGGTAATGCGTCCGAAAATTGCGGGAAGAATTTTCGTATCCCCGAGATGAGTTTGCTGTTCTCGTCGCTCCCTCCTAGTTTCATTAGTTCGTTATATTTACTTTCAATTTCAGCTTTTATCTTCTCATAAGTTTTCTGAAGCTCATCCATCGCATCAGAGGTTATACGATTTACATCTATCTGCTTGGAGACAGTAGATACAATATTTTGAACCAGTTTCTGTGCTAAAGTTTTAATTTTAGTATTACTGGCATACTTGGTTTCAATATCGACCAGGATACCTACAGCTTTCTTAAAATTAGCCAGCTTCTGTTGTATGTCATCACTATTATTCGCTACCTCAGAAAATTTCGTAACAAGATCTGCTTTATATTGTGCTAACTCGGGCGACGTCGCTGGAAAATTTTTAGCAATAACATCTACAGCGTATGCCGACGCTTTGACTAACAAATCATTTAGGTTTTTGTCCCTCAATATTTTCTCTGGTATTTTAGAAATGCTATCTAGCGAGCTAGCAATATCAATAGAAGAATTATTAGAAGAATTATTCGATCCAGTTGTGTTGAAATATGATTTGATCAATGTCGGGACTAGAGAAGATACTATATTCTTTAGCTCTGGTGTGAACGGGATTGTAAGATAGAATGCTAATGCAGTATGCACTGGTGTAATTGTTGAATTGCCGAACATATCACGTAACGCGTTGGCGACTTGTATTATACTTTTGAATTTTCTCTCGCTGATTGTCAGATATCCGCCCATCGATCTGAAGTACGACCTGACAATGCCAGAATCGCTAAACGCTCTTGGGTTTTGCAAAGCCTGTGCTATTGCACCTAGGATGAGATTAGCCTGCTTCACCGCTTCGAGTACAATATCTTGCGTTGTGTATTTGATGTAATCTGAAAGAATTTTCTCCTGTATTTTTTTAACTTCGTCATAACTCGTTACAGTTGGGATGGAACTCGGCTTAGTTGCTGTAAGAACTTTATGATACCTTTCTGCGGTTGAGCTGAGGTTTTGCACGTCTTCCAAGTTAGGCGAAAGAACTGTAGCAAATACCTTGAACCTATCGAGGAATGCTCTGTCCGCTTGAGTATTTACCCTGACCTCGTTTGACGCAGAAAAGAACGCTAGCCACGGTAACGAGACCTCTTTACTTCCATTTCTGAACTTCTTTTCGTTGATCGCTCTAAACAACGATTCGGCAAGGACTTTGTTGCTCTTGAAAATCTCATCTATGAAGACTAGTTTAGCAGAAGGCAAGAAGCCTTCGGTAATATATTCTAGTACTCCTTCTTCTCTCAATTTTTTTAGGTTTGTATTTCCAAAAATGTCTTCTGGTGTCATTGCCTCGTGAGCGAGTACTATGAAAAGCTCTTCTGGTTTAACCCCATCGATCATTTTCGAAAGGATTTCGATAGTATACGTTTTTGCAGTACCTGGGTCTCCGATGAGCAGAGTAGGAAACCCTGTCAAAAGTCCTGTTATAACAGCTGTTTTGACGTCTTCATTTCCGACAACGTATTTATCTAACTCGTCCTTCAAACGCCTAGCAACAGTAGAAACATCGGCAGAAGACGACAAATTTTCACTGTTCGTTCCTTGTTGTTCTTGTAATTGCATAAAAAACATCTGGTGTCAGAAACTTAAAAATCTTCCTCAAACACCTGTTTGAGCGTTAAAACCGCTTTTTAAAAGGCTTCTGGGGCAAGAAATTTATCATGAGCCTGAATAACTCCAACACTAAAAAACAACAACAGCAACAGGAACCCACGTATGAAATTCCAAGCACCACAACGCCTGCACCACCGCAACTATTTCCACAATTACAACAAACCCAACAACAACCTCAATTATCGCCTCTTGGGAAGAGGAATATTGTCAAAGTAGACCCAAACCTGGTCAGGCAAGCAATCAGGGAAAAAGCAATCATACCGACAAGGCAGGTGACACAAAAAGAAGCCATCAAAATAACAACTGTGCAAGAAATCCTAAACAATTACGTATTGATTTTAACAAAAGATCTTAAGAGCGGGTCTCTGCAGTTCTACGGAACCCCATATAACATTGATGATAATTTCCAGATTTTATTGTCGATTTTGACGGACAGGTTTTCAAGTCTTTCCATTGACGAATTGTCTGAAAAGTTTTCAGAGCTTCATAGTTTGATATCAATCGATGCAAATTATGACGATATAATAGCTAAGCTTAATGATGCACATAAACTAGTAGTGTTACTTTTATTAGCGTTTGAAAGGAGTATCATGGAAGTTGCAGGAGTAAGCACATCGAAAATGAGAGTAGAAATGTTATCGCCACTTGAAATAGCACAGACGTTAGGTATTACTCCTATAAGCACAGATAGGTTATAGGAGATAGGGATTTCATTAGGGTTTGCAGGCGTCGGTTATGGAAGAAAAATTGAAAGATAATATATCATGGTTTTTGGCAGGGCTGGGTTTGACCACTATAGGATTAGCGTTTTTAGGTGACGGAAAACCGTATTTATTGCCTACCGCATTTCTCGTTGTTGCTTTAGGTATGCTCTCTATATTCATAAGGCAAAGAATACTCGTTGTTTCGGCTTTTGCTATTGCGACTATTACAGCTGTAGCAAATATAATTACAGGATTACCTATCCTAACGGATGAAGAAGCACTAATATTATATGCGTCACACTTATTCCTCGACGGAAAAAATCCGTACCTTTACTCAATGGCTAAAGCGTTTTCCGTATATCACGTTCCGTTTAACGTTGTGACCGGCACTACGGGAAACTCATTTTTGCCGTCCGTCTATATTTACCCCCCATTATCGTTCATCAGCGTTGCAGTTTTTCATAACCTTGAAACAGTAGACGTAATAACAGCTGTTTTAGCTTTTACGTATTCCTTCCTCAAAAGACGCGAAAACGTTTTCATCGCATCTTTTTTCCTCTTTCCTGCACTTTCGTACGATTTTGCCACAGGGCAAGAACTGAACCTTTTCGCATATTCTATTGCGTTTCTTGCAATCTTCAATGAGAGATTCAGATATCTGCTCCTAGGAATCTCTGCAGACGTAAAGCAGTTTGCAATATTGATAGCTATTCTTCTAATTAAATTTGAAAATCAAAAACTTAGAAAGATAACAGAATTCACGTTACCGTTACTGCTCTCATCAATACCCTTCATTTCAAAGCAATACCTTGCGTCCGTTATAACTATTACACAACCGGTTGCACACCAGGGCATTTCGTTTTCATTTCTTACCGCATTCGGTTTACCTATCCCCCCATTCATGTACACCGTGCTTGAGGTGTCTCTTTTCGCATTAATCCTATTATATAATAATAAGAAAGAATTGGCTTGGGGTCTTCCGGCGTTAATATGGATATTCTCTTTTAGAGATTTGGGGTATTTTACATTTTATTTTGCGTTACAATATGTGGAATGGATGGTGCAAGATGGAAAAGTTTGAAATCGTACTAATGTTAGCAGTTATAATACCATCTCTTTTCACGTTTTCTATTTTTTTCTATCATCCGCAATTGCATGCAAAAGTATTGGATTTTTACGATATAGGAGAAATAAATAAGTACAACGTGATAACGATATGCATACAAAACCCTACCAATAAAACATATGTATTTGTGCCTATAATTAATAGCCACCGTTGGTACCCAAACATAATAATCGTGAAACCGCACCAATATGTTATAGTAAACGTTACAGCACCAGACCCTACTGTTGCTATTTCACAAAACTCTCCCTATGTAGTTACATTCTATTTGTATAATACTCAAACTGCTGTCTTATCTATAAGCGGATTCGCTCCTACAGGTACGATATATCCGATCGTAAATCCTAGTTTTACTGTAAT